CCTGGAGAATCTTTACCGTATTTAAGAGTTAACAGAGGCTCTACCCCATTTACACCACCTGTGTAAACATTTGGTGTAGGATAGCCTGCCCCTCCGTAAAATACAAATTTACTGGGGTTAGTAAAGATATCTCTTAATCCCATTACGCTGGTTTAACGTCTACGTATTTTTGTGCAGGTGTTTTAATGTCAAGGTTTGATGGTTGAGGTAATGTATTTAATACACCATCATCATACTTATTGTAATCACGTGTTACAGTTGAGTTAAAAGCGCCATTTAATGAATAGCCTGGTGCTTCTCCAAATGCATGCATTTTTGATTCTTTAGTTGCTAATGGATTTGTTGGTGGTGTATTACCTCCGTATTTACTTTGGTTTGAACCTTGTTTTCTTAATCTGTCTAATAAGCCCATAATTTTATGTTTTAATTTTGTTATAAATATTAATTTATTATATTTTATATGTACCTAAAGCTTTAGCTGTTCCTGCCATTCTATTATCAATATACACATTTCCGCCTTGTTTTACAGCCGCTATTAACTCACCATTAGATTTTAACATATTATCAATAAATGCATTAAATTTATCTAAAGGTACAATAGCTTCAGGACCCGCTTCACCTATAGTAGCATTATATGTTGTACCAGTTACAATACCACCTTCAGCAAATTCTGGGCCTTTAGGTTGCATAGATTCATATAATCCATATCCTGCTCCTAAAGCAGCTCCAATTGCTGTTCCTATAACTGGAATCATTGATCCTATAGCGGCACCTGTTAACGCTGAACTTCCTATATTTGCTGCTGTAGCTAATCCTGTGTTACCTGATTCCTCAGCAGAATTAGCAATCATATCTAATCCTAATCCACCAGCTAAACCAGCAATGCCTATTCCTTTTCCAAATTTACCTTTTTTTCCTTTTAATGATGTAAATCTTCCATTTTTTCCTCTACCTACTTTAGCACCAGAATACGCTGCTTCTTCAGATAAATTACTAGCTATATTTGCTGAGTCAGATTTAAGACTTTTAAATTTAGAAAAAACAGAAGAAGCAGCCATAGCTGTTAAACCTAAAGCTATAAGTTGGACATTTTTTTCTATATATCCAAATACTTTATTAATTATATTTAATAAAGGACTAAGTTTATCAAATGCTTCAACTATTTTTTGAGAAGCATCAGCTTGTAATTCAGCTAAAGTTCTATTTTCTTGTTGTCTTACTAATTCATCACTACCTAAATCTTTTATTAATTTAGCTCTAGCTTCTTCTCTAGCTGTTGCATCTTGAATAGCATTAATTTCTTTAACTCGAAGTAATACTTTTTTGTCTAATTCAGTTTTATCTTTTACTCCTAAATTAGTTAATGCTTGTTGTTCTAATAATGATTTAGCTAAGTCTTCACGACTCATACCTATAGATTTAGCAATAGCTTCTTGTTGGATTCGGTTCATTCCAGCAAACTTTGCTGTTGTGATACCTTGAGCCGCTATTTCTCTTGCTACACCTGCTGTGTCATTATTTAAAGCATATAAACGTGCTTTTTCTAAATTAATATTTCTACCTGTTAATAACTCAGCTTCTAATTCAGCAGATATTGATTGTTCAAAATTTAATAATGAACCTGCTATTTGGTCTACCGCGTTTAAATTTAATCCTAGTTTTTTAGCTTCAATAGCAGCTTGACCTAAACTTTTACCTTGCCCTACTATAGATAGTTGAATAGAGGCATTTGAATTAGCTATATCTTTAGTAATATCTTTATAATCAAGAGCAGTATTATTTAAAGCATTACTTGCTATTACTTCTCCTCTAATTTGGTTACCAAAATCTTTAGCATTTTTATTAGTGGCTGTAGTTAAAGTAACTAATTTAGAAGCTTCTTCTACTGACAATCCTAAAAATTTAGTTTGTGTAGCAAATTCTTCAGCTGCGTCTTTACTTATTACTGCTGTTGTACCTAAAGTTTTAGCAAAAGCTTGAGTAGCAGTTGATAAATCTTTACCAGTAATACCTTTTATATCTCTAGCTACTGAGTTAAATGATTTTGCTAATTTATCTGCTTCTCCTCTGCTTATGTTTAAGTTTCTAGATAAAGATGTTATTTTTTCATCTATATCTTTTATTCCTTTAACCATAAAAGAAACACCTAAAGCACCTAAACCTTTAACTGCTAACTTTCCTAATTCTTTAGCTCCCGCTTTAAATGCGTCTCCACCTTTAACAGCTGATTCTCTAGATTTGTCTGCTGCTTTTTGAAAGTCACCTAATATTTTACTAACAACAGGAATATCTTTAAAGAAATTCGCTAAACTATCAAATACTTTAGTTTGACTATTAATATCTTTAAATTTATCTGATAAAGTATCAGCATGATCTGCTGCTTTATCCATTGTTTCAGCTGTCGCTATAAGATTTTTAAGCGCTTTGTCAATATAAACTTGTTCTTCTTTTGATGCTGTTAATCTTTTTTCTTCTAAAACACTAATACGCGCTGCTATTCTAGCATAATTTTGTTGAAATTTAGCTAAATCTCTATTAAATTGTTTTTCTGAGGCTTTAGTTTTAAGTAGATTAATATTATATCCACTTAATTTATCCGCTAATTTAATAGCGTCTTTAGTACTTACTGTATAAGCTGATACTGATTCTTGGGTAAATTTAGCAGCTTGTTTAGCATTTTGATTTAAAGCAGTGGCTAAATCTTGTAATACAGTTACTAATGAAGCAGCTTCTTTATTGAAGTCCTTCATTTCTTGAGTAGAATCTGTTACTGGTGATTTTTTAGCCATTATAAATAGTTTATTATAAATATCAAAGGCATCTATTTTTTAGATGCCCTTGTACTATATGTTGGTTGAGGTATTGGCATTTTAGGTGCCTTTTTCATATTTTTGATTGATTCATCAACTACATCATCTTTTTTAGGAGAATAATGATCTTTAAGTTTATTATAAGTAAATTTTCTTAACCATATAGGCATATTATATACAGTATGCCAATCATATCCTCCATTGCCGTGAAATACAATTTCATGTATTGTAGAGAATAAATTAAGTCTATCACTAGGCGTCAGGCCAAAAAAAGTTAATCCCTACTGGTAGGTTAACGTCCTCCTCTACGCCATCAGAATTAACTAAAGTAACACTCATGTCTATATCAGGTGATATTTCATTATAATACGCACGAAAAGCTCTAGCATCTTTAGCTAAGAAATAATTATTTACAAAATCTCTAATTTCTTTTTTATCTGATGAACTATTAATCGAAGTTACAATATGAGATAAACGTACTGTTACTTCACTAGTAGATTCTTTATTAATTTTTTTAAGTCCTTTAATTTCTTCTTCAATTTTTGCTTCATCACCATGACTTAATAATCTAAAAGTCACAACATTTCCTGAATTAGGTAATGTAAATTGAAAATCATTTGAATTAGCTTTTTCGTAGTCTGGATGTAATGGTTTTGGATCTAAAATACTTAAATCTACACTTTGATTAACTCCATCATACTCAAATTCATATGATGCTCCATATGATAAAATACGAGCTGCTATCATTATAGCATTTTTATCTCCAACTAATAAATCATTATAATTGATAGGGGAAACTATAAGAGATTTTAATAATTTATCAATAACTACACCTTGTTTGATATAAGCCGCGTTAGTTAAAATATCTTCTTCTTTCGCCGTCATATATTTCATTTCAATTTTACCGCTTGATAATGGGCTATTTGAGGGATATAGTAATCCTTTTGACGGCAAGTCTACTGTTTCAGTAGGTAATTTAAATTTGTTTTCTTCCATAAATTTGATTTGTTTATAACTATGTTTATATATATAAATATATGAAGAAAAAAGAAGCTCGCCAAAAGGCGAGCCATCTTAATCCTGTATTTCGGGGGAGGGGTTTTAGAAATTTAAAATACAATAATCTGGTTGTACAGTTAATGTGATGTTTTGAGCTGTTGATTCTGTATCCCAACTGTAATCACCAAAATTCGCGTCTGTAATTATAGCACCTTTAATGATCCATTCTGATACAATATCACCTACTGGTCCTAATACATCTAATGTTAAATCTTTCTTATAGAAATCACTATAACCATCTCTACCAGTTACTGATTCGTGATGTAAACGTACCCATTCCATTACTGCCTGAGCTCCTGAAGGAGTGATTGGATCAAATAATGTCATTTGAATAGTACCCCATTTACTTTTACCTTTTACAAAACGTTGAACGTTAATGTGATTTAAAGTAACTGTATCTTGTTGTAGTGTCACTGCTGCTACTCCTTTAATAATATACGCTGGAATTCCATCCATGTATAAAATGAAACGGTTCTGTTGTTTCGGTTCGAACGCTGTGAAAAATATTTCGTTTGGATCTAATACTGCCATGTTTATTTTTTTGTTATTTATTCTTTATTATAAATATTATTTAATTTAATCCTTACGCTGGGAATGTTGCTCCTGTAGGTAAGATGTTGAAATCTAAGTAAATAAATTCAGCTGTTCTTGTAGGTTGGATATAAATTTGTCCGATTAACTCATTTCTATCAATTACGTCTGCTGTATTATTTGTTTCATTCATAATTACTCTAAACGCGTATAAACCTTGTTTTTGTTGAACTGATTCTAAGTATGGATTTACTTGTGATAAGAATACATTTCTTGTAGCAATTGTATTTTGTTCAAATACTAATGTATTAGCAATTTGTGAAATGTAGTTCTTAAGAGCAATTAACAATCTTCTAACATTTACTCTATCTAAAGCTGAAGCTTGAGTTTGTAATGTTTTCTGACCATATACTACTGTGCCTGTTCCAGGGAATGTAGCGATAGGATTTACTTTGTTTGTATATAAAGTATCTCTTGAAGATTGAGGTAATTTTTGTTCTGCTCTAATTACTTGTAATCCACCTCTGTTAATACCAGCTGGTGCAAACCAAGGCTCAGCTACTGTATCATTAAATGCGAACACACCTGCCATTACTGTTGATGCTGGAACCCAAACGTTCTTTCCTGTTGCAGGATCAATCATTTGAACCCAAGGCCAGTATGAAGCAGCGTATGAAGTATTTCTTGAATTTGCTTGAGATGTTACTGTTGAAATAGTAGTATTATAAGGTACTAAGTCTAATACAAATAAACTATCTCCTCTTGTTTGAGTATTATTAATCATTGATGTACATTGTGATGTATATCCTGAGTTATATAATCCTGGAGCGAATAAAATGTTAAATTTGTATTCATCTTGGTTTGATAATAAGTCGATCATATTATCATAATCTGAACCTACTAAACCTTGTGTATCTGAAGCATCAATAGTTTCATAAAAATTAGCTCCACCTGCTACTTGTCCTACACCACCTGTAAATGAACCACTTGCATTAACGGGGATTGATGATGTGTATTGTGGTTTAGCTACTCCTGTATTAGTAAAATAATATGGAGTTGGAGTATTCACTGCTGAAACTCTTACATAACGTGAAGCGTTAAAGTAAGAACCAGATACTTCAATTTGATTATTTGTAGCATTATAGTTTTGATCTTGATCTCCAAGTACTTTAGCTACATAATTAGCAGCAAATGGATCTAAAGATAATCCTGTCCAAGTTTCTAATACAATTAAATTATTTGCATTATCATTACCTTGACGAATTAATAAACTAAATGTTCCTGACGCTGTATCAGCGTTTGTAATTTGCCATCTAATGTTATCTGCTGAACCTGAAGCTAATGAACCACTTACATCCATTGATGAAGAACTGTTCATAATAATACCTTCAGATAATGTTTTTAAAACAAATGCTGGAATAGTTGAATTTACAATATCAGCGGCTGCTAATGTTGCTACTACGTTACCAACAGTTCCGATTGAAGCTGATTGGAATGTAAATGTATCACCAATAGCATATCCTGTACCTGCTGTTGTAGCTGTAATACTTGTAACTACTGAGCCACTAGTTTTAACAATACTAAATACTGCTCCTGCTCCTGAAGTACCAGAATAAATGTAACTACCTGTAGCTAAACTACCTGTAGTACCTGAAACTGATGCTGTTGAGTTAGTAGAAATATTACTTAAGGCAGAACCTGTTTCTAATACTCCACTTTCTACATTATTTAAAATTGCTGTACTAGTTGCTGATGTCCAAGTATTACTTGCACTTACTACTCTAGCTACTAATAATGATGTACCACCATTGTTAAAGTAATTATAAGCAGCAATTGAAGTGAAGAATGATACATTATCACTACCACTTTGGAATCCTGCGCCAAATCTATTTACGTAATCGCTGTATGAAGTAACAACAGTTGGAATTTCAACGGGACCTAAAACTGTAGGACCTATAATTGCTGCACCTACGTTAACTGGTTGTTGTCTGATAAACGATGAATCGTTTTCTCTTGCTAATACACCAGGGGAAATTAATGTTTCTGCCATGTTATTTGTTAATAAGTTTAATGTTTATTATAAATATATTAAAGGGATTTAAAATCATTCTGTTCCAATGAATTCTCCGCTATCTATATTGATGGTTCCTATACCATATTTTGATTGAAGTTCTTTACTTAATTTGTTTTCTGTTACTTTAACTTCTTTAAGTTCTTCAGTTATTTCTTGTTTTTGTAATTTTAAATCTTGGATTGACATTTCAATTAATCCATATTTTTCAATTATTTCAGCTCTTAATTTTTGAATTTCTTTCACTGATAAAATTTCTTGTTCTGTTAATTTTTCTGTTTTCATGACTTTTATATTATTATTTTAATTATGCTGCTCCTGCTGTTATTGTTGTACTAATTGAGTATATTATACCTTGTACTTCTGTATTAAACCAAATAGTTTGAGTTGTTCCACCTGATGCTCCTGTTAAACGTACAGCAAAATTACCATTATTGTCTGTTACAGCATGATTAATTGAACCTGAATTTGATATAGGTACAATATTACTACCTGAAACTACTAAGTATGTAACAGGTCCTGCTCCAGCTGTTGGTGTTGATGCTGATCCAGTTTCTGTACCACTTGTCCACCAATGTATTGATTGAGCTCGTGGTATTGATGTACCATCTACATCTTTAAATGAAGCTGAAAATGCTCTTTGAACTGTTGATGAACCACTTACTAATAAGCTACAACTTACAAATCCCATTCCTAAAATATTTGTAATATTTCCTGTTACTGTTAATGAACCTGTAATTGTTTGGCTTCCTGTTACTACTAATGAACCTGTAATCACTGTATCACCTCTAACATCTAATGTAGCGTTTGGTGTAGCTGCTGCTCCTATAGTTACTTTACTTCCTGTACCCCATAAAATAACACTACCTGAAGCATCAGTTAAAGCTACAACTTTAGTTAAAGAAGCAGAACCTGGATGTCCACCTATAATAACATTATCACTACCATTAGTTATAAGTCTACCTGAACCTGAGCCTATTAATATGTTACCACTTCCTGCAGTGACTGCCAACCCGGCAAAATATCCAATTCCTATATTGTAACTTCCTGCTAAATTAGTTGCAGATAAAGTTGCTCTACCTAAAGCTGTATTACCATTACCTTCTATATCTTGTCCTGCAGCAAATCCTAATGCTGTATTATCTGAACCACCTGATGAAAGATACATTGCATTTCCTCCTATAGCAGTATTTGCAATTCCTCCTGTTTGCGCTTGTAACGCTTGGCTACCTACAGCAGTATTAGAATCTACAGAAGTAGGTCCATTACCTACTGTCATACCATTAACTTGTATATCTCCACTACTTGTTATGTTTCCAGTAACATTTAATTTAGAACCATCAAATGTTAAATTAGATTCTCCTTGAAATGGAGTTCCTGAATTTCCTGTAGCTGTTACTACATAATTATTTACATTGCCTGATGAAATTGCTGTTGCTGCTGATGTACCTGATATACCTGAGATACCTGATGTGCCACTTAAGCCTGAAATACCTGAAGTTCCTGAAAGACCTGATAAGCCTGAACGACCTGATATACCTGAAGTTCCTGAAATTCCTGATGTACCATCTATACCTGAAAGACCAGATTCACCTGATAAGCCACTTTCGCCACTTAAACCTGATGTACCCTCTATGCCTGAAAAACCTGATTCACCACTTAATCCTGATGTACCATCTATACCTGATTGTCCTAATGTACCTGAAATTCCTGATTGGCCTGAAGTTCCTGATAAACCTGATTGGCCACTTGTGCCACTTAAACCTGATTGACCACTTGTACCTGAAAGTCCTGAGTCGCCACTTGTACCACTTAATCCTGATAAACCTGATGTTCCTGAAAGTCCTGATTGACCTGATGTTCCTGAAAGTCCTGATTGACCTGATGTTCCTGAAAGTCCTGATTGGCCTGAAGTTCCTGAAAGTCCTGATTGGCCTGAAGTTCCTGAAAGTCCTGATTGGCCTGAAGTTCCTGAAAGTCCTGATTGACCTGATGTTCCTGAAAGTCCTGATTGACCACTTGTACCTGAAATACCTGAAGTACCACTTAATCCACTTGCACCTGAAAGTCCTGATTGACCTGATGTTCCTGAAAGTCCTGATTGGCCGCTTGTACCTGAAATACCTGAGGTACCACTTAATCCTGATAAACCTGATGTTCCTGAGAGACCTGAATCTCCGTTTGTACCATTTTGACCACTTGTACCTGAAATACCACTTAAGCCTAATGTACCACTTAATCCTGATAAACCGCTTGTACCAGAAAGACCTGAATCACCGTTTGTTCCTGATTGTCCTGATGTACCTGAAAGTCCTGATTGACCTGAAGTTCCTGAAAGTCCTGATTGACCACTTGTACCACTTAAACCTGATTGACCTGATGTACCTGAAAGGCCACTTGTACCTGAAATACCTGAGGTGCCACTTGTGCCACTTAAACCAGATTGGCCTGATGTTCCTGAAAGTCCTGATTGACCTGATGTTCCTGATAAACCTGATTGACCTGATATTCCTGAAAGTCCTGATTGACCGCTTGTACCACTTAAACCTGATTGACCACTTGTGCCTGAAATACCTGAGTCACCATTTGTTCCTGATTGTCCTGATGTACCTGAAAGTCCTGATTGGCCACTTGTACCTGAAAGACCACTTAAGCCTGATGTACCACTTAATCCTGATAAACCTGATGTACCTGAGAGACCTGAGTTACCATTTATTCCTGATTGACCTGATGTTCCTGATAAGCCTGAAAGACCACTTGTACCACTTAAACCAGATAAACCGCTTAATCCTGATGTACCTGAAAGTCCTGAGTTACCGTTTATGCCTGATTGGCCACTTGTACCACTTAAGCCTGACAAACCAGATGTTCCTGAGAGACCTGAGTTACCATTAGTACCTGATGTACCTGAAATACCTGATAAACCTAAAGTACCGCTTAAACCTGATGTACCTGATAAGCCACTTGTTCCTGATAAACCTGAGTCTCCGTTTGTACCATTTTGACCGCTTTGACCACTTATACCTGAAAGACCTAATGTACCACTTAAACCTGATAAACCTGATGTACCTGAAAGACCTGAGTCTCCGTTTGTACCATTTTGACCACTTGTACCTGAAATACCACTTAAGCCTGATGTACCACTTAATCCTGATAAACCTGATGTACCTGAGAGACCTGAGTTACCATTTATTCCTGATTGACCACTTGTACCTGAAATACCACTTAAGCCTGATGTGCCGCTTAAGCCACTTGTACCTGATAAACCAGAGTTACCATTTGTTCCTGATTGTCCTGAAAGACCACTTAAGCCTAATGTACCACTTAAGCCTGACAAACCAGATGTTCCTGAGAGACCTGAGTTACCATTAATACCTGATGTACCTGAAATACCTGATAAACCTAAAGTACCGCTTAATCCTGATATTCCTGATATTCCTGAAGTTCCTGAAAGACCAGATAAACCGCTTGTACCAGAAAGACCTGAGTTTCCGTTTGTACCATTTTGACCGCTTTGACCACTTATACCTGATAAACCTAAAGTACCGCTTAAACCTGAAGTTCCTGATAAACCGCTTAAACCTGAAGTACCACTTAAACCACTTGCTCCTGATTGACCATCACCATTAATACCACTTATACCTGATGTACCTGAAATACCTGATGTACCACTTAAACCTGATAGGCCTGAAGTACCTGAAAGACCTGAATCTCCACTTGTACCTGAAAGTCCTGAAAGACCACTTGTGCCTGAAATACCTGATGTTCCTGATAGACCTGAAGTTCCATTTAAACCTGATAAACCACTTGTACCTGAAAGTCCAGAGTCACCGTTATTACCATTTGTACCACTTTGGCCTGATAAACCTGAAGTGCCACTTAATCCTGAGTTTCCGTTTGTACCACTTGTACCTGATAAGCCTGAAAGACCACTTGTACCACTTAATCCACTTGTACCAGTTCCTGTAGCTCCTGAGAGACCACTTAAACCAGATGTACCTGATAAACCTGAATCACCATTTGTACCACTTTGACCTGATAAACCACTTAAACCTAAAGTTCCACTTAAACCTGAAGTACCATTTGTACCGGATTGTCCACTTAAGCCTGAAAGACCTGATGTACCTGATAAACCTGATGTACCACTAAAACCTGACGCTCCTGACTGACCGTTACCATTAATACCACTTATACCTGATTGACCACTTATACCTGATGTACCTGATAATCCTGAGTTACCATTAGTACCTGATGTACCACTTAAACCAGATAAACCTGAAGTACCAGACAAGCCTGAATCTCCATTAGTACCATTTTGACCTGATAAACCTGAAGTTCCACTTATACCTGATGTACCACTTCCATTAGTACCACTTTGGCCGCTTAGTCCTGAAAGACCACTTAAACCTGAAATACCTGAGTCACCGTTATTACCATTTGTACCACTTAGTCCTGAAAGACCACTTGTACCTGATAAACCACTTGTACCAGTACCTGTAGCACCTGATAAACCTGATAAACCACTTGTACCTGAAATACCTGATTGACCATTTCCATCAATACCACTTTGACCACTTATACCTGATTGACCTGATTGGCCACTTAATCCTGATGTGCCTGATAAACCTGAGTTACCGTTTGTACCACTTTGACCGGATAAACCTGATGTACCACTTAATCCACTTGTACCTGTACCTGTAGCTCCTGAAAGACCACTTAAACCTGAAGTTCCTGATAAGCCTGAAGTACCCGCACCACCTAAACCTGAAAGACCTGATGTACCTGACAAACCTGAAGTACCAGCACCACTTAAACCTGAAAGGCCACTTATACCTGAAAGACCACTTAAACCTGAAATACCAGATGTTCCGCTTCCTCCACCGCCATTTAAAGCGTAAGATGCAGTTAAAGCATATGAAGCTGAAACTGCATTAGAAGATGTTGCGTTTAATGTACCATTTATACCTAATGATCCTGTAACAGTTAATGAACCACTTATTGTTATATCATAAGCTACCGCACCTGTTAAAGCGTCAATAGATTGAGTTATTTGGGATGCTTCTACTGGTTGTCCAGTAGATATACCTGAAATGCCTAATGTTAATGCCATTTAATAATTTTATTATAAATATGGAAAAATAAGAGAAAAACCGCTACTACTAGCGGTTTATAAATATCACATAATAATTAAATTATAACTTAATCTACTTGAATTAATTTATAAAATATGGTGTAATTATCTGATGTTTCAATATTTTTAAAATCATCTAATTTAAATTCATGATATTCAATTTCTATTACTTCTTGTAATAAAGTGTTAAATTCTTGTTGATATTGTATATATGATGGATTAAATTCTGTTTTAGTTTCATCAGTCCATACCTCAATTTCAAAAATATTATCTTTATCTTTAGTACCATATTTTGCAATTAAATCTTCTTTTAATTGATTAATAACTAATTTTTCAGATAATGTTTTTTTAGTTAAATCAGTTAACCAATATTTAGTAGGTAAACTTAATTTTTCATTCAATAAACCAAGTGATAAAATTTCACCTGTTGATGGATTTACAAAACCATTAAGTTCTGAATCAAGTTTATAAATTTCTTGTAACGTTAACTTAATGTGAGCCATTATTGATTAGCTTTAACTTGTTTTGGTTTTTTAGTTGATTTTGTTTTATTACTATAGTAATATTTTTTCTTTTTCACTGACTGTGTATGTTCAGTAAATGGTTTTTCTTCTACTACTGGAGCGTCTTCAAAATGAGGATAGTCTTCAACAGGGAATAAAGAATTTGGTTTAGTATCTGTAGATATTTTTTCTTTTCCTACAAGTGCAGATACAATAATAATTGCTACTAATAATATAGCTACAATAAAAATTAAAAGTGATGACATAATTTTTTAATGGGTTTTATGGGTTAAGTTTATATATATAAATATACAAAGATATTTTAAAGATCCAAATTAAAATTTATTTTTTCTTAATTCTATTAACTCTTCTAAAGTATATTCATCTTTTTCAATATCTCTAGCATCAAATGTGCTATCTAAACCTTTATGAACTACACCACCAGGTACACATAATGTAAATGTACCTTGTGTTAATTGTCCTGGTGCTTTAGAATTCCAATACATTAATTCCCAATCTAAACCAGCATTCCAAGATGAATTCCATGATGTACCATGTTGACTATCTAAATGTATAGGTAACATATTTTTAAAATCTTTAACTCTAAACATCATATGTCCTGCTCTACATGCCTTTTTTTCACATAAACGTCCAAATTGAGTTTCAATCCATTTTATTTCTTCATGTTCTTTACTTAAATATCCTGTAGTTATATATTTGTCTGGAAATTGATTTAATATATTACAATAAGTACTTATTGGTTCTAAAAATAAATTATCTTGATCTGTAAATTGAATAAAATCATAATCATCTAAATTTACATCTTCTAACATTTGAAGTAAAGCACCTCGTTGACCTAAATTAAATTTTGAATTATATAATGTAAAATATTTATCTAAATTTTTAGTTACAGTTTTTACTGTATCATTTTTATATTGTGGATTTGAATTATCAACTATATAAACATCATTTATTAAATCTGGTTCTCTTATTTCTTTTAAAGAGTTCATCATATTTTCTATATGATGAGGTCTATCAAATGAAGTTAATAAAGTAATTACTTTAGTTATTTTAGATGATTTTACTAATTTAGGTAAAATATCATTTTTAAATATATTAGCTATTTTTTCCCAAGAATAATTTTCTCTAACATAGTCTGAGTTTTCTTTTAGCTCTTTACTTTCAATAATTAAATCATAATGGTCATAAACATATTTCATATGTTTTATTAAATCTTGAAGATTAGGTTCACCCCATTCTCCTTTAAACCAAGGATGATTTTTAACAGGTACTGATTTAGTAGAAACATTATAATATCTACCTTTAATTAATTCTGTTGCTCCTGGTTCTGAAGTTGCTATTGTTGGTAATCCACAAGCTATAGCTTCTAATAAAGTCATTCCAAACGAATCACCTCTAGATGGATAAACATAAGCGTGACATTCTTTATATAATTCAATTACTCTATCATGTCCTTCATCACTTATATGCCAAAATATATTAGTATAATCTTTTATAATGTCTTTTACTTCTTTACTGTTGTAAAATAACATAGCATCATTCGATTTAATATGTAATTCTACACTATCACTATTACCAAATAAATCAATAAAAGCATTTAAAGTATGAAATATACCTTTTCTATCCGAACATTCACCAACATATAAAAATTTAAATTTATCTCCTTTAATTCTAGGTGTATATTTAAATACTTCAGGATCAATCCCATGTGGTAATACAAATATAGGTTTTTTAATACCAAAGTTTTTTATTCTATTTTTTGATATATTAGAAGGTGTTATAAAAAAATCAGCATTGTTTCCATTAGCTACAAATTGACCCGCTTCTCCTGTTGTATCTACTCCAGTATAAATTACTTTAGTTTTAAATTCATTTAAATTATTTATACCATCAGGATAAGAAAACATAATTCCTAATTCTTTGTTTAATGGCTTATTTAATAAAGTATGAATTAATGGATTTTTAGTTTCTGTTGTTCCAATAATTGGTTTACAAGCTAAATCTACAGTATCATTTAATTGTTCTAATAACCGCTGAGATAAGATTCCCATTGATGCATAATCATCATATTTAGCTAACCAAGTTAATTTAGTTTTTAACATTGTTACTTATTTAAAATATTTAATATATCTTTTACTTGAATTAAATTCATACATTCTTTTCTTTCTGGTTGTTGAGAATCTAACCACCATCTTCTATCATGGTAATTTTTACCACAATCTTTTTCTACATACTTTACACCATAATGTTTAGCATGATTGTTGTAGAATGGAGTCAAACAAACTCCAGTAAATGGATTTACAGAAGAGGCAAAATGATGAAAAAATGTATCTACACTTAACCATAAACTAGCTTCTTCAATTAAACCAGCCAATTCAGGAATTGATTTATCTAAAAATTTACCATCTACTCCTCCTAAACATATAGGTACATTTGGATAACCTTCTAAATAAGTAGTAGGTAATTGATCATCTTTATGAGATCCTACTTGTATGATATGATAACCTTGTTGTTTTAATTCAAATATTAATTTAAACCACTTAAGATCAGACCAATCTTTATTAGATTCTTGTCCTCCTACTTTAGCTGCTGTAGTGCAAACTAAAGCTAATGGTTTACCTGTGTTATTTTCAAATTTTGTTTTAGGTCCTGTATAATTTAATATATCTTTTTTTTCTCGTTTTTCTCCATACATTTCAAAAAACGCTTCTATAATTGTATATGAATTATTTGCTGAACCATAACTGTAAACAAATCTTTTATAGCCTCCAAATAACTCATCTGTCCAATCTATAAATCCTTTACATTCAATATGTTTTAAAGAAAATGGATATATACAAGATATATAACAATCTTTACCTATTTTTTCTAATAATGGATAAGCCATAACATGGTCACCTAATCCACCATCTATATAAATAATTCGTTCATAAAATAAAAGATGATTCACTTTTTTATTATATCGTTTTGAATCAGATGTATTATCTAAAGCAAATTTAAATTTTGTTTTTTGACTAATTAAATCCGCTATAAACCATGTTATAGATTGATATTTAATGTCCCAATTCAGGCGTGATAAGTCATTAGTTTTTGCTAATAAAATGGTATTATACAGTGTATCCCATTCTTTAACATCAAAGTGTGTATTAGACTCATCTATAATTAAACTATATTCAGTTTTAGTTTTAGATATAAGTTCTACTAATGAAGAAACAGATTGATTTTGGGTAGGTGTAATAGCGTAATTATTACTTGCTAAAGTAATTAATTTATCTAATATGATTGGATCAGTCCAAGGGGTAATATCTTTACAATTAACTTGTAAAGTATAAAATTGAGACTTTAAGGGATGTTGATGTAATTGATCTAATAAAGTTAATAACTTAGTTTCATTCTCCGTATGAATGATAACTGTTATTTTATCATTTTGGGTCATAACTTAATTGTATTTACTAATAAATATAATAATTTAGTATTAAAATTCCAAATTTAAATTAAGGTATTTTTGTAAATGTTATCCCAGGATTAAGAGTTGTTAATTGATTTATAATATAATTATGACTAAAATTTAATAAATCAGATTCATTTGGTTCTACAGAATAATACATTATAGTATCTAAAACTTTAGCTCCAGGATCATTGTTATTGGTTATTTTTCCTACTATGTTTATATAAGGTGAATTAAGGTTTTCATAACTAACTAAAATATAACTTCCTGTCATATAAAGTAAATTAGTATCAGGAAATGGTTGAGGAGAAATATATTCGTATTTCCAGTTTGTAGTAAAGTTTGTTACTTGTATTGCCATTTTGTTTTATTATAAATATTAATTATCCGTGAAAATATAAAGTCATTTGAAATCGTTGATATCCATATATTGTGCATAAAGGAACAGCAGGACTATAATTAAGTGGATCCTCATTTGTTAATGAAACTAATGCAGTGCTTGTATCAGGATCAGTAACGGTTATATCAACATAAGGAGGCATATTAGATTGAGTTCTTATCCTTAAAAGTAAATCAGCTCCTCCAGATCCTCCTGTGAATGTAGTATCAACATAACCAGCTGATTCATCTTTTGTACCACCAACTACTGTGTTTATATAAATATAATTACTACTACCTAATGCAACATCTAAATTCACATCATAAGTACCATCAAAAGCATTCATATCAAATAAATAATCCCAATAATTATTTTCAAGATCATTATAACTATAAAATGTATTTAAAGCAAAATCTGTACCTGCAGTATATACACTATATACAGTTTGACCTGCTGTAGTATTTCGATTTATAGCACCATATTGAGCAAAAGTACCGGCAAATGATTGGGATAATGAAAGTTGGTCTGATCCCGCGTTTCCAAACTCTATATTTAAATCATTTAGTGAAAGTGGATTACCTGAGCCTGTTATAGTCATAACTATTTATTTTTAAGTTGTTCTTCTAAATTATTTACTTTATCATTTAACTCTTGAATAGCAGCAATTAATAATGGTACTACTTTTTCATATTGTACTGTTAAGTAATTTTCACCAGTTTTACTAACTATTTTATCATTTTCATCTCTAATAATATCAAAAGGTGCTGGTTTAACTACTTCTGGTAATACTTTTTGTATATTTTGAGCTAAAACACCAATTTGTTTTTCTGTGTTAGGTTCTAAATATACATCAGCTAATTCATTTTGGTAATAAGTTACAGCTTGTAATGTATTAACTTTATCTAAAGCTTGAGTTAATGGTTCAATATCTTTTTTAAGTCTTTCATCTGAATAATAAGCTGTGATATTTCCTGTTGCTATAATTTCTCCAGAAACATGTAAACTTTGAGCTGGTGATGTTATTCCATTTATACCTACTCTAAAATTAGCACCATCTACCCATAATGTTGAAGTACCTTGTCCTCTTCGTTTAATATTTAAATAAGGGTAAGATGATGATAAATCTAACATTGTGTAGTTAGTTGTATTATTATATATCAATGTTTGATCATTACCTGTACCTGTTCCTGTTAATGATATAGGGGCGGTTCCTGATAATGCTATTGAGCCATTAGTATCAGTAAATGCAAAACTTGATGTTGTTGATGCTACGTTAGATCCATTTTTATAAACTACTTGATTTGCTGATCCTGCTACTGGTCCTACTAGGCCTGATAAACCTGAAAGTCCTGATGTTCCTACTTGTCCTGAAGCTCCGATTTGACCTGAGGCTCCGACTTGACCTGAGGCTCCTACTTGACCAGAAGCGCCTACTTGGCCTGATGTACCACTTAATCCACTTGTTCCAACTTGTCCTGAAGCTCCAACTTGACCTGAGGCGCCATTTTGACCTGATGTACCACTTAAACCGCTTGTACCTACTTGTCCTGATGCACCAACTTGACCTGAGGCACCGTTTTGGCCTGATGTTCCTGAAAGTCCTGATGTACCTACTTGACCTGAAGCACCAACTTGACCTGAAGCACCACTTGTACCTGATAAACCACTTGTTCCAACTTGACCTGAAGCTCCAACTTGTCCTGAGGCACCATTTTGACCTGAAGTACCACTTAGACCTGAAGTACCAACTTGTCCGGATGCACCAACCTGTCCTGAAGCACCATTTTGACCTGAAGTACCGCTTAAACCACTTGTACCTACTTGTCCTGATGCACCAACCTGTCCCGAAGCACCATTTTGACCTGATGTTCCTGAAAGACCTGATGTTCCAACTTGACCTGATGCTCCTACTTGACCTGAGGCACCATTTTGACCTGATGTACCGCTTAATCCTGAAGTACCAACTTGACCTGAAGCGCCGTTTTGGCCTGATGTACCACTTAAACCACTAGTACCTACTTGTCCTGAAGCACCAACTTGACCTGAGGCTCCTACTTGGCCTGAAGTACCTGAGAGACCTGATGTTCCTACTTGACCTGAAGCTCCTACTTGACCTGAAGCACCACTTGTACCTGACAAGCCACTTGTTCCAACTTGGCCTGAAGCACCATTTTGACCAGATGTACCGCTTAAACCTGAAGTACCAACTTGGCCTGAAGCACCATTTTGACCTGATGTACCTGAGAGACCTGAAGTACCAACTTGGCCTGATGCTCCTACTTGGCCCGATGCTCCTACTTGACCTGAAGTACCACTTAATCCACTTGTTCCAACTTGTCCTGAGGCTCCTACTTGACCTGAAGTACCTGAGAGACCTGATGTTCCGACTTGACCTGAAGCGCCGTTTTGGCCTGATGTACCGGAAAGTCCTGATCTACCTGATAAACCTGATAAACCTGATGTTCCACTTAGACCTGAAGTACCTACTTGACCTGAAGCTCCAACTTGGCCTGATGTACCTGATAAACCTGATGTTCCTGAAAGACCTGAAGTACCAACTTGTCCTGAAGCTCCGACTTGGCCTGATTGGCCTGATAAACCTGATGTTCCTACTTGACCTGAAGCACCTACTTGTCCTGAAGCTCCTGAAGTGCCGCTTAAACCGCTTGTGCCACTTAAACCACTAGTACCAACTTGTCCTGATGCTCCGACTTGACCTGAAGTTCCTGATAAACCGCTTGTACCACTTAAGCCACTTGTACCTACTTGTCCTGATGCGCCATTTTGACCTGATGTTCCTGATAAGCCTGATGTTCCTGATAAACCACTTGTTCCAACTTGGCCTGAAGCCCCAACTTGGCCTGATTGACCTGAAAGACCTGAAGTTCCACTTAAGCCTGAAGTACCAACTTGTCCTGAGGCTCCTACTTGGCCTGAAGTTCCTGATAAACCAGATGTTCCTGATAAACCACTTGTTCCTACTTGTCCTGATGCTCCGTTTTGACCTGATGTGCCACTTAAACCACTAGTCCCACTTAATCCTGAGGTGCCACTTAATCCTGAAGTACCAACTTGGCCTGAAGCCCCATTTATACCTGATTGGCCTGATAAACCTGAACGGCCACTTAAACCTGATAAACCAGATGTTCCTGATAAACCACTTGTACCTACTTGTCCTGAGGCTCCTACTTGTCCTGAAGCTCCTGATATACCACTTGTACCTGAAAGTCCTGATGTACCGCTTAAACCAGATGTACCAACTTGACCTGATGCTCCTACTTGACCTGAAGTACCACTTAAACCACTTGTGCCACTTAAACCACTAGTGCCGCTTAAGCCTGAAGTACCTACTTGTCCAGAAGCACCATTTTGACCTGAAGTACCACTTAATCCTGAAGTGCCACTTAAACCACTTGTACCATTTATACCTGATTGGCCTGAAAGACCTGATGTTCCTACTTGTCCTGAAGCACCATTTTGACCTGATGTACCTGAAATACCGCTTGTACCACTTAAGCCACTTGTACCGCTTAAACCGCTTGTTCCAACTTGTCCTGATGCTCCTACTTGGCCTGATTGACCTGAAAGACCTGATGTACCTGATAAACCTGAAGTACCGCTTAATCCACTTGTTCCTATTTGTCCTGAAGCACCTACTTGACCTGATTGGCCTGAGATACCTGATGTACCTGAAAGACCACTTGTACCTGAAAGTCCTGAAGTTCCAACTTGACCTGAAGCTCCGTTTTGACCTGATGTTCCTGAAAGTCCTGAAGTTCCTGATAAACCACTTGTACCACTTAAGCCACTTGTTCCAACTTGGCCTGAAGCTCCATTTTGGCCTGATGTTCCTGAAAGTCCTGAAGTACCTGAAATACCGCTTGTACCTGATAAACCTGATGTACCTGAAAGACCAGATGTACCAACTTGTCCTGAGGCGCCATTTTGGCCTGATGTACCACTTAAGCCACTTGTACCTGATAATCCTGAAGTACCGCTTAAACCACTTGTTCCAACTTGACCTGAAGTACCATTTTGGCCTGATGTACCAGATAAACCTGATGTGCCACTTAAACCACTTGTACCGCTTAAACCGCTTGTACCTACTTGGCCTGAAGCCCCATTTTGTCCTGATGTACCACTTAAGCCACTTGTGCCGCTTAAACCACTAGTACCTACTTGACCTGAAGCTCCTACTTGGCCTGATGTTCCACTTAAACCTGAAGTACCGCTTAAACCGCTTGTACCATTTATACCTGATTGGCCTGAGAGTCCTGATGTTCCTACTTGACCTGATGCTCCATTTTGACCTGATGTACCTGAAAGACCTGAAGTTCCGCTTAAGCCACTTGTTCCACTTAAGCCTGAAGTACCTACTTGGCCTGAAGCCCCGTTTTGTCCTGATGTACCACTTAAGCCACTTGTGCCTGAAAGTCCTGAAGTTCCTATTTGGCCTGAAGTTCCTGATAATCCTGAACGACCACTTAAACCTGATAAACCTGATGTACCATCAATACCTGATGTTCCTGATAAACCTGATAAACCTGAATGACCACTTAAACCACTTTCACCTGATAAACCTGATGAACCAGTTAAACTTAAATTAGTTCTATAAAATACATTTCCTGAAGCGTTTGATACTAATATTCTTGTTTCAGTTGTACCTACAGGTATAGAAGTTAATTGTACTCCAGAACCTGTTATAGTTCCTTGTAATTGTGTACTAACTGTATTTGTATTACCTATTACTGTTGTATTTGAGCCATTACCTACGGCTTGATAACCTATAGCAATTTGATTAGTTTGATTATTAGAATTTGGAGCAGAACCTGCTCCTATAAATGTTGAAGCTGATGTTGATAAATCACCACCACCCATTGCTCCAGCATCCCATCCAATACCTACATTAAAACTACCAGAAACATTTGATAAAGATGAATATCCTAGTGCTGTATTACCATCACCATTTGCATTTTGATATAATGCGCCACCACCAACAGCTACATTCTGAAATCCATCTATATTATTACCAATTACATTTTGACCTATACCAATATTTGAATATCCGGATATGTTATTAGTTAATATATCATTACCAATAGCTATTGATTGGGTAGGATTTGGTCCTTGATTTATCTCAAAATTTTCACTTCCACTAGAAATATTTATTGAATTTCTTACTTGTAATTGTTCACCACCATATTGTAAACCAGATTCACCATTAAATGGAGTAGCTGAGTTTCCTGTAGCTGTTACAACATAATTATTTTGATTGTTAGTAATTGCAGTCGCCGCTGATAAACCTGAAATACCACTTATACCTGAACGACCTGATATACCTGATTCACCTGATAAACCAGATAAACCAGAAAGACCACTTCTGCCACTTAATCCTGAAGCACCTGAAAGACCACTTGTTCCTACTTGACCTGATTGGCCTGAAAGTCCTGATAGACCTGATAAGCCACTTGTACCGCTTAAGCCAGATGTACCACTTATACCTGATATTCCTGATAAACCAGAAGTACCACTTAATCCTGATGTGCCAACTTGGCCTGATGCTCCATCTATACCAGATTGACCTGATAAACCTGAAGTACCTACTTGTCCTGAAGTACCACTTAAGCCACTTGTACCTGAAAGACCTGATGTACCGCTTAAACCTGAAGTGCCATCTATACCTGAAGTACCACTTAAGCCACTTGTACCTAATGTTCCTGATAAACCTGAAGTTCCACTTAAACCACTTGTACCAATCTGACCTGAAGCACCATTTTGGCCTGATGTTCCTGAAAGTCCTGATGTACCACTTAAACCTGATGTACCTACTTGGCCTGATTCACCTGAAAGTCCTGATGTTCCAACTTGTCCTGAAGCGCCATTTTGACCTGATGTACCACTTAAACCTGATGTTCCTGATAAACCAGAAGTGCCACTTAAACCTGAAGTTCCTACTTGACCTGAAGCACCATTTTGACCTGATGTTCCTGAAAGTCCTGATGTACCGCTTAATCCTGATAATCCACTTGTACCATCAATACCTGATATACCTGAAAGACCTGATAAACCACTAATACCTGATGTACCACTTAAACCGCTTGTTCCACTTAATCCTGATACCCCTGATAAGCCACTTGTACCTGATAAACCTGAAGTTCCACTTAGACCACTTGTACCGCTTAATCCTGATGTTCCTCCTGTACCATCTAAACCTGAAGTTCCTGAGATACCGGATAAACCTGATAAACCACTTGTACCTGAAAGACCTGATAAACCTGATGTTCCTGATAGACCTGATGTACCACTTAGTCCTGATGTTCCATCAATACCTGATGTTCCTGATAAACCGCTTGTGCCTGATAAGCCTGATGTACCTGATAAACCTGAAGTTCCTCCTGTACCATCTAAACCACTTGTACCTGATAAACCGCTTGTACCTGAAATTCCACTAGTTCCACTTAAACCTGAAGTTCCATTTATACCTGATAGACCTGATAAACCGCTTGTACCTGAAAGTCCTGATAAACCAGAAGTTCCTCCTGTACCATCTAAACCAGATGTACCAGAAAGACCACTTGTACCTGATGTACCACTTAGTCCTGAAAGTCCTGAGAGACCACTTAAACCTGATAAACCTGAAGTTCCTGATAAACCGCTTGTACCTGATAAACCTGAATTACCAATAGATCCTACTGTTGTTACAACAAATGAATAATATGAATTACCTTCAGTATAGTAAATAACTGATTTTGATGATGCTGTATTATTATTCAAATATAACCTAACAATCATTCTATTTGTTGGGTCAATTGTTGTTGTTGGTAATACAATATCAACATTAACCTCAACAGGAATTACATTACTAACCCAACCAATTAAGGCAATGTTAGATGTTATTGTTGGTCCTATAGGTGTACCAGATGAATCTGCTAATTGTATTTCAACATAAGCATCAATATCATTATTAGATGCAGGTTTTAGATAGTGTAAATGGAATCTTTGAACACCAGCAGGAATTACTGCGAATCCTAATTGTGGAGTTATATAATCTGAAACAAGAACATTTTGTTGATTTCCTGTTAAATTTGTTGTTACTGTTTGTTGAGATGCAGTTGATGGTGTAGCCGATAATACTTTATATCCTGAAACATCTGAGTTTTGGCTTTCATTAAAGTAATATGTTTGGCCTGCTGTTATACCTTGTAAACCACTTGTACCACTTAAACCTGATTGACCAGATAAACCTGATGTTCCTGATAAACCACTTAAACCTGAAGTACCACTTAAACCACTTGCTCCACTTAATCCTGAAGCACCACTTAAACCAGAAGTTCCTCCTGTACCATCTAAACCTGATGTACCTGAAATACCACTTAATCCTGAAAGTCCTGATAAACCTGATATACCATCTAAACCTGATGTACCTGATAAACCGCTTGTACCTGATAAACCAGAAGTTCCTCCTGTACCATCTAAACCAGATGTACCAGAAAGACCACTTGTACCTGAAAGTCCTGATGTTCCATTTATACCTGACTGACCTGAAAGACCTGATTGTCCACTTGTACCTGATAAACCTGATAAACCGCTAAAACCTGAAGCGCCTGATTGAGCATCTCCATTAAGACCACTTTGACCTGAAATACCTGATGTTCCTGATAATCCTGATAAACCACTTGTACCTGAAAGTCCTGATGAACCTAATTGTCCTGATAAACCGGATTCACCTGATAAACCAGAAAGACCACTTGTGCCTGAAATTCCTGATATACCATTAATACCTGATAAACCACTTTCACCTGATAACCCGGAAGTACCACTTAAACCTGAAGTACCAGATGTACCTGATATACCTGATGTTCCTAATAAACCAGATAAACCTGATTCACCACTTAATCCACTTGTACCTGATGTTCCTGATAAACCTGATACTCCGCTTAAACCTGAGATACCGCTTGTACCTGATAAACCTGAATCACCATTTGTACCACTTGTACCTGATAAACCACTTAAACCTGAAGTTCCATTTGTACCTGATTGTCCACTTAAGCCTGAAAGACCTGATGTTCCTGAAAGACCAGAAGTACCGCTTAAACCACTTGCTCCTGATTGACCATCACCATTAATACCACTTATACCTGATGTACCTGAAATACCTGATGTACCACTTAAACCTGATAGGCCTGAAGTACCTAATGTACCACTTAGACCTGATAGACCTGATATGCCTGATAAACCACTTTCACCACTTAAACCTGATAAACCTGAAGTACCATTTAGACCAGAAATACCACTTGTACCTGATAAACCTGAAATACCACTTATACCTGATGTACCTGAAATACCTGATAAACCGCTTAAACCTGAGTTACCTGACAAACCTGAAGTTCCTGATATACCTGATGTACCTATACCACTTAAACCAGATAAACCGGATAAGCCTGAAAGTCCTGAATCACCGTTTATACCTGATGTACCACTTAGACCTGATAGACCTGAGGTACCTACTGTACCACTTAAACCTGATAGACCTGAGGTACCTACTATACCACTTAAACCTGAAATTCCTGATGTACCTTCTAGACCTGAAATTCCGGATGTACCTGAAAGACCTGATGTACCTAAGAGACCTGATAAACCACTTAAACCTGAAAGACCTGAGTCACCATTTAATCCTGAAAGACCTGATGCGCCTGATAAACCAGATGTACCTAATGTACCACTTAGACCTGATGTACCTGATAAGCCTGAAAGACCTGAGTCACCATTTGTACCTGATGTACCTGACAGTCCTGATGTTCCTGAAATTCCAGATATACCACTTAGACCTGAAAGACCTGAGTCACCATTTGTACCTGAAGTACCACTTAAACCTGATAAACCTGATATGCCATTTAATCCACTTGTACCTGAAAGTCCTGAAAGACCTGATGTACCTGATAAACCTGAAGTACCGCTTAATCCTGAAATACCTAAAGTACCACTTAATCCACTTAAACCTGAATCTCCATTTGTACCACTTGTACCTGAGAGACCTGATGTACCTGAAATTCCTGATGTACCATTTATACCTGATAAGCCACTTTCACCACTTAAACCTGAAGTTCCTGAAAGACCTGATGTTCCTATTCCACTTAATCCTGAAAGACCTGATAAACCACTTAGACCTGATGTTCCATCTAAACCACTTGTACCTGATAAACCGCTTAAACCTGAAGTTCCATTTATACCTGATTGTCCTGAAAGACCACTTGTGCCTGAAAGACCAGAAGTTCCAATACCACTTAATCCTGATAAACCACTTGTGCCACTTAGTCCTGAATCTCCATTTGTACCACTTGTTCCTGATAAACCAGATTGACCACTTGTACCTGAAAGCCCTGATAAACCAGATTCTCCAGTACCGCTTTGACCTGATAAACCACTTGTACCTGAAGTTCCTGATAAACCGCTTAAACCGCTTAAACCAGATAAACCTAAACCACTTAATCCTGATAAACCACTTGTACCACTTAAACCTGAAGCTCCTGATAAACCTGAATCACCATTTGTACCTGAAGTACCTGATAAACCTGATAAACCACTTGTACCTGAAATACCTGAAGTTCCTACTCCGCTTAAACCTGAAGTACCACTTAGACCTGAAGTTCCTGATAGACCTGATGTTCCATCAATACCTGATGTTCCTGATAAACCGCTTAAACCTGAAGTTCCATTTGTGCCTGATTGTCCTGAAAGGCCACTTGTACCGGATAAACCTGAAGTACCTATACCACTTAAACCTGAAATACCACTTGTACCTGATAAACCTGAAACTCCATCTATACCTGATGTTCCTGAAAGACCTGATGTACCATTTGTACCTGAAGTACCACTTAGACCAGATAAACCTGATTCACCTGTACCACTTAAACCTGATGTTCCACTTAATCCTGATGTACCACTTAAGCCTGAAGTTCCTGATAAGCCGCTTTCACCACTTAAACCTGATAAACCTAAACCACTTAAACCAGATGTACCGCTTAAACCTGATGTACCTGATAAACCTGAAAGACCTGATGTACCATTTGTACCTGATGTACCAGATAAACCTGATAAACCGCTTGTACCTGAAAGACCTGAAGCTCCTGCTCCACTTAGACCTGATGTACCACTTAAACCTGATGTACCGCTTAAACCTGATATACCATCTATACCACTAGTTCCTGAAAGACCTGAAGTTCCTGAAGCTCCATTTGTACCTGAAGTACCACTTAAACCTGATAAACCTGAAGTTCCTATTCCACTTAAACCTGATGTACCACTTAGACCTGAAGTTCCATTTGTACCACTTGTACCTGATAAACCTGAAGTTCCATTTATACCTGATTGGCCTGAAAGACCACTTGTTCCTATTTGTCCTGAGGCACCATCTATACCTGATTGACCTGAAAGTCCTGATGTACCAACTTGACCTGAAGCGCCGTTTTGGCCTGAAGTACCACTTAAACCTGAAGTACCTATTTGTCCTGATGCACCATTTTGACCTGAAGTACCGCTTAAACCACTTGTACCACTTAATCCTGATGTACCAACTTGACCTGATGCACCATTTTGGCCTGAAGTACCGCTTAAACCTGAAGTACCTATTTGTCCTGAAGCTCCAACTTGGCCTGATTGACCTGAAAAACCTGATGTTCCTAAAAGTCCTGATGCTCCTGATAAACCACTTGTTCCTATTTGTCCTGAGGCACCATCTATACCTGATTGGCCTGAAAGTCCTGATGTACCAACTTGTCCTGAGGCGCCATTTTGGCCTGATGTTCCTGATAAGCCACTTGTACCTAATAAACCTGAAGTTCCTGATAGACCAGATGTTCCTATTTGACCTGATGCTCCTACTTGACCTGATGTACCTGAAAGTCCTGATGTACCTGAAAGTCCTGATGTTCCTGATAAACCTGAAGTTCCATCAATTCCTGAAGTACCTGAAAGACCACTTGTACCAACTTGACCTGATGCTCCATTTTGGCCTGAAGTACCACTTAAGCCACTTGTACCTGAAAGTCCTGAAGTACCTATTTGTCCTGAAGCTCCATTTTGGCCTGATGTACCACTTATACCTGAAGTTCCTGATAAACCACTTAAACCTGAAGCTCCATTTTGGCCTGATGTACCACTTAATCCTGATAAACCTGAAGTTCCTGCTCCTGTTAAACCTGATAAACCTGATAAACCACTTATACCTGAAGAACCAATTCCGCTTAAGCCTGAAAGACCTGAAAGACCTGATGTTCCAAATCCACTTGCTCCTGATAAACCTGATTCACCTGAAAGTCCTGATAAGCCTGAAAGACCAGATGTACCACCGCCGCTTCCACTTGCTGCTGTAGGTACTTCAAAAGAAGCTATAGATACTTGATCTAAAAATCGTACATTATTTCTTGGTATGGAGTTATTAATTCTGGCCATATTGTATTTCGTTTGTTGGGTTTGTTATTGTTGTTTCTAATCCTATAATGACTTTACTCTTACTTGAAAATTTCTTAATAGAGTTTAAATCTTTTTGTAATACTTCTGGAACTATATAGCCATATACTTTAATATTAAAAGTACTTCTAACTAATCGTTCAGCAGTATTTTGTAATTCTGTCACTGTATTAAATGTATCAATACGAGTTTGGAATTGAAATTGTTCTGGGTTACCCCAATATGCGTCTGAAGCGTATTCAATTGCTTCTACTATTTTATTTAATTGAGCTACATAGTAAGTAAATACTACACAACTATAAGTTAATGTTAAGTAATCAGGTACTACCGAAGCATAATATGTAGTAACTGGTATTCTATTAGTTAAAACATTAAAATTACTATATATATTACCTTGAGAGTATTGTTTTTCTGTTACTGTATAATTATTAGGTCTATTAGCGTCTAACTTATTAGCTATAGTCCTATTTTTTTCTATACTATCTCTTTTAAACATAATAAGCGGAGCCATAATAGCACCGTTTACATCTCTATAGTAACCATCCTTTTGATATGATTTCCATTTTTCAGGTGAACCATATATAACAGGAACTTCTATTCTTTCTTCATTTTGCACTACAAAAGGTCTAATGACATTTTGAAAGTAATACATAATAGCTCCATCAATATCTTGAAGACCAACACTAAATAGTTTAGTATTATCATTCCTAAAAGAGGTTTGTGTGGCTCTATTAGGATCATTAGACTTATTAGGATTACCTCTTTCAACATCAAAAGGTACTTGTTGATCTACAAGTATCTCTTTTTGTGTTTTAGGTATAGGTATTCTTCCTGCCATTATAGTCTTGCTTTAGTTATGTTTACTCTATCTTGTGGTACATAATGTGTTTTGCAAAGTATTGAAATATCCCAACCAAAGTTTTGTAATCCTGGATTTAAAGGATTTATACTGTTTGGATATTCCGGATCTTTACCTACAAATAGTTGATTATTTACAACATTATCTACTTCAAAATATCCTTCTTGGTACATTATAATATCTCCTACTTGTGGAACTAAATTAGCACCATAAAACTCAGTATCAATATTAAAATCATAATTTTTATTTAATAAATCATCTTTTAAAAAAGCTACATCTATTCCATATACTAAATCAGGACCTAAATCACTTGTAGGGAACTCTTGGTCATTTCTTTCAATTAAACAACTTAATAGAACTGGTCCTATATAAAATTTACCCTCTACGTTTTCACCATACATATTAACTCTAGTTTGACCTAGATTAAATTTATAATAAGCAACTTGTTGGGTAATAACATTACCCATTAATTCTCTATTAATAAATCTTAAAGCTGAAACATCTCTTGTACTTCCAAATAATGCCATTTTACGCTATATAAATTACCATTGGTACTTGATTTATTTCTGTTACACGTGCTGCAGATTCAGCTGCTCTTCTTTCAAGTAAGGCTTGACGAGAAGTTTGATCAAAATATTCTCTTAATCTTAAAATTAATGCATCTTTAGTTGCTGTAGCTGAAGATAATAAATCTTGTTGATTTAAAGTTACTTCAGAATTAGGAATAGGAACTGTACTATATTTTCCTCTAACATATCCTAATATTTCTTTAGTTAATGCTAAAGTGTATTCATATATCCAACTTCTACCTACTGAATTTAAAGCATTATAGTTTGGATTAGTATAAGGTACATTTGATGTATTAGTAATTTTATTTGTACCATTACCAAAAGCTGAATCTAATCTTTCTTGTAATACAACATAGTCAAAATTTAAATAAATACCATAATCTAAACTAGAATCCATTTCTTCATTAAATAAGCCAGTTCCAGGAACTGGAAATACTGATATTACATTGTTTGTAATTTCAAAAGTATAATTAGATAATGTTATAGTATTTTGCATCTCAATAGCTTGAATAGTTTGAGCTGTAAAACTTGTAGGCATCATTAAATAATTTGTATAACCCATTCCTAAACCATAAGCACCAGCTGCTGGTACTCCACCTAAACCTCCTGCCATTGTTCCTAAAAAAGGAGCAAACATTTGAGATACAGCTGGAGGTGGTTGGTAAAATACTCTTTTAATTTCAATTCCACCTACAATACCTTGAGACTCAGCCCAAGCTTTTAAATCATATCTTTGCACTCCAGGAATTAAAGTTAATCTACCTTTTCTCCAAGTAACATTACCTCCTGAACCTGCTTCTTCTCCATATTGTTCAGATAATCTAACAATATTAGCCATTGAAGGAGTAATTAAAGCATTATCAGCATCAATAGATGTTGAAGCTCCTTCAAACGAAAGATAATTATCTCTAGTTAAAAAAGCATATAATTCATTTCCGTATGTAGTAACTGCTTCTTCAAAAGCAGCATATATGTTAATATCTTGAAGTTCAATATCCATAATAGGATATCCTAATCTACGAGTAACAAACATAGCTACACTATCAGCGTCTGTTTTAAATTGAGCTTCATTATCATAAAATCCAAATGGAGTAGGAGGGATTCCTGATGAAGGAATATTATAATAAGATGCGGATACGGCTGCAAATGAACTAGAACCAGGCCAAATAGGTATATTCATATTCTTTTATTAAATAGTTACAATGTAATATTCTATCGACGCCGCGCTTCCTGAAGGTTGAGCTTTTACTGATTTAATATCATTAAAGTTAAATCCACTTTCACTACCTGTCATTTTACTTGTAGATATCATATATGAGCTACCAGCAGAAATTAAATAACTCATTGCTTCTGTTGAAGAAGATATAATTAATTTAACAGGAACTATAGCTGAATTATTAGTTACTCTAACATATTTAATACTACTTGTTACAAATGTACCAGCACCTGGTACTGAATCCATTGAAAATAATGTAGTAACTGAACTAGTAGGGATACTAAGGATTCTATTATCTATATAATTAACATCATTAATAGTATTAGTAACAGAAGATCCTACATTATCTCCATTTAATGTTAAAATCTCAAATATTTGGGAAGTGAAAGTTGCCATGCCTTTTAATTATAAATATCGGAAAAATATGGTTCCTTACTTAACTTTAACACTGGTCATGCCTCTTTCGTAAGCGTCATTATATAATTCAATTAAATCTTCAACTATTGGATTTCTATGGTTAGTATTTAATTTAATTCCAACTAAATTTTTAATTTTTGATGCGGCTGTATACAAAAATTTAAATCCAGAATCACGTTTATTTTTTAAATCTACTTGATTATCATCACCACATACTATCATTTTAGAATCAATACCAATACGGGTAACAATCATTTCCATTTGTTCGTGTGTCACGTTTTGAGCTTCATCTACAATAACAATTGAGTTAACAAATGTTCTACCACGCATAAATGATACAGGTACAATTTCTATATTACCCTCATTAATATGTTTTTCTATAGCAACTTTATCATATAATAAAAACATGTTTTGGTAGATTGGTTGAACCCAAGGATCCATTTTTTCTCTTAAATCACCAGGTAAAAAACCAATTTCTTCTTTTGATACTGTAGGTCTAGTAATAATTACTTTTTCTACTTCTTTCATAAATAGCTTTTCTAATGCTATTTGACATGCTAATAAGGTTTTACCTGAACCTGCTGAACCTGCTAATAATGTAACTGTATTATTTAAAATTTTTTCCTTTGCTTGTTTCTGTTCCTCGTTTAATTGAATTTTAAATTTAATTGGATTTTTGGGTTTGCGTTTTTCTGTGAAGATCTCGTCCTCATGATGGTTTGAACTCATAATACAGTTGTTTAGTAAATAAAATTGTTGATTTGTTGATTAGCCCGTCTAATACAGCGGGTAAATAGGAGATAATATAGTTGCGTATATTAATATTTAAATTGATAATAAGCGGTATTCTTGCAATGTTTCCACTCATAAAACTTATTAGTTTTCAATAAATATAGACAAAAAAAGGACTCGCAATGCGAGTCCCTTCTTTTTATTCTATTAATTTAGAATTAGATAGTGTTTAATCCATTGATGTAGATCTTACCATAAAATTCTGGTCTTAACATTTTCTTAGCGTAACGAGTTAATAAACCTTTACGTGGAGTAAATGTATCTGGATCGTACACAAGTGGAGTCATAATTAATGGAAC